CATATACCTGTTTCCCGAATTTATAGTGTTTTGGACTACATTTCATAATATGTACTAAGTGTGTACTATCATGCACTTCAACTAATTTATCATCATATAATACTTCATCCGCAGGTACGAATGATATGGCAGGGAACATATTTATCTTTCTATCTAACAAGTACTCCACTGTATCCGTGTTCTCCCTAAATTCTCCAAATGTAGTCCTGTTTAATCTTGCACCTATACGAATGTTCTCTATAGTTCTATATGATAGGGAATTCCTTAATCTTACTATATCTTTTATATTCTGGAGTAATCCTGAGCTTGTTTCTATTTTATTTATTAAAAGGTCTATGAAATGAACGGCAGTGTTCTCATAATAAAATTGTGCCACACGTGGATGAAAGTTGGATCGAAATATGTTGACCATATCAGACTGTAATTTTCCGTGCTCTTTGTCTAGTTCAAATAATTTGATCACTTCTTTGTTCTTGGTCTTCATTTTTATCATATTCTTTATAGATTGGTTTATGCTCGCATGGGCTGTACATACTGTTGCATCACATGGCCATGAAGATAGCAATGCTCTTTCTTCGGACTTATTTATGGCCTTCGACATATCTACTGATAGGACTACCTCTAGATATCTCAAGAAGAATTCCTTGTTAGATGAATAGTTGGTTATCCATTGTTTGAGGTAGTGTAGACTTTTTGAAAATCCACTACTATGTCCTGAAAGGACTAAATTTAGATGGAGGATGCCACCCAATCCACCTAAAGATGATGGAAGGTATAGCCAGAAAAATAATAAGTCCTGTATGAATGGGTCATATATCTGTAAGTACAACATTCTATCCGGGCCGTCAAGGAATCTTCGTGACTTGATTGTTTCTGAATACATATTTCTTATTACATCGTTTAGTACATTTGCATTTAGATTAACAGGCCTTATTTCTAAATAATTCGCAACATCATTTTTTACGGCTATTAATGTATCCTGGAAATTATCGCCAAGTAGTTCAGTCTTATCGTCCTTGAGATAGTATAGTAATCTATTTAATTTCTGCGGTAGATTTAATTCGCATAAAAAGGAATCACTTGATGGTTTGCTTAGTATCATATGTGGGAGCCTAACCATCAATAAGCCCATCTTGTAATTCTTTAAATATGCACATGTATTGCTATGGTTACTAAGTTCTAGCGCAGAAGCTGCTGATGAACAGATCCCGGCTATTTCCACCTCTTCAGATAATAACATCGGGTTGTTTGCACCGCTTATTGATATTAATTTCTTGAGTGTTGAATCAGCTCTAATACCATCTGAATAATGTTGCCTTAACATGGTTACCCTATGTTTTGACAGAGTAGTTTGGCTAAATTTTACAATCATTCCAAACTTGAAACAATGTTTTATCACTTTATTAAATACTGATTGTACAGTATTTTCTGATGCCTGGGGGATAGTAACTATGGCATTCACATCATCGGAGTAGACCATGATGGCTGGGACTTCTACATCTGTCATAGTCCGTAATAATTTCATCATCAGAGTGGTGTGTAATGTCCACAAAGGATTAAGCCACCCCTCTACACCTCCCTTCTGTCCCACACTGTGTATGGCTTTATTGAGATATTCATCATAATGGAAAAGATCTATAGTTGAAAAGTAATCAGGTAAGCACCTCCAATCCTCATAGCCAAATAAATGTCCAAAGAATTCACATAGTTCTGCAGTATTAGCTGATTGCATAGATTGATTATGCCCCTCTATGTCTAATAAGAGTGAGAAGTTGTCTCTCTCTGTCAGTGACTGTGCTGCCTCGTGTAACAGTTCTTTCCTCTTCTTATCTGTCGGTGTCATCATCTGTTCATCAAAATAGCTTAGTGCCTTCTTCATTCTCGTAGTCACCAAGCTCAGAGCATGCTTATCAGAAAGCTCTCCATTAGCAAATAGGCGTGCTTCTTCTTTCTGTTCCCTCTCTTTCTCTATCAGTCTGACAGGATGCTTAGTTACTAGAGGGTCACGCATCTGACTTGTCTGAACAACCATTGGCAATCTTGGTATGAAAGGTGCATCTGAGAAGAAATCTTTTAACTTGTAATCAGATTGTTCTATCACTTGCAATAACTCTTTACGGCTATCACCAGGACCGAAATGAATTTCTGATTTTAATGCCCCCTTATCCTTAGCGAATTCTAATGCATCGTCTGTTAAAGTATTATCCATACAGTCAAATAGTGTAACATCATCCCACCAACTGAGAGGGAAGTTATCTATTGATTCCCTCTCATTTCTATTGCAATATATCTCCAACAACCTGATCTTCTTTATGTTTCCTCTCATATTCGGAGGTGTGGTATGTCTATCATGGTAAGATTGAAAGAATAGTCGTTTAGCTAATCGTGTTATGTTCTTCACTGCTTTGATATCTATTTGCCTCGGTGTATGGACCCTTTTGAGAAATTTCTCAACACCAGCAAATGAGTCTACCTCTGCATAGAATATGAATTTATGCAATGCAGACAATTCCTGAATTGACTTTCGTGGTAAGTTGGAGATTGACTTCATCACTTGATGAAGTAGGGACTTATTATTGTAACTAGTATAGTCACCATGCAGCATCTCTGCAATAGTATTGAACTCATAATTTACTACATTTATTTTCTTATCTAGATGGTATAATTCAGATGCTGCTTCCATTATCGGTCTCCAGTTCATAGCATAATTTTCATCATAATCGGATAGGTTGAGCATAAATCCCTCAAGATTTTTCATGAAGTTCATTAGATGATTATGAGGGGCATTCGTACTAGCTGTTTCTATTAGGATGTCTATGAATTCTTGAGCCCAGTGATATTCTGGACTAGTCTTAATTATATCCAAATTGTTTAGAATATCTGCTACAGTAAATGCGTAATCCAGGTAAGTAGATGTACCACAAAACCATTCCCCTAAGCTGCTATGGAAGAATCTAAAGTGTCCACCCCCCACAATAAGGATGTATCTGTAATTTTCACAGTCTGCATGATAACTATATGTCCCGTTCTTATAAAATCTAAACTCAGCTTCATCTATATCTGATTTTAACGGTTCATATGGATAAATGACACTCCTTTTATGCATAGCTATCTGTGCTCTCAATCTTTGTACACATAAAAGGAAAGACATATAAGGGGATAGCATATTATGTGTTGGTGTAAACTTGACACTTGACATTGCTGCGATACTAATGTCATGATCAGTCGCTCTATTTGCATAAGATAATGCAGCTAGATTGATGATCCCTGACCGTTTTGAGAATTCACTCCTTGCTAGAGCTTTCAAGGAGTTAATGTCAAAGGTTATAGAACATTCACGGATTTTATCATTATTAAAGAGTATACCCATTGTGTCTTTGATTAGTTTAAGATTGCTATGATGATGAGAATGTATTAGTGCTGCATCCTTTTCATCACCACTAAGTATATACTTCCTTACTTCATCGGGGTAAGGTATAAGAGGGTTATTAATTCGTGCAGGCAATCTGATATTATCTGCAGAAAGTGGATATAATTGTTTTCTCGGCGGTGTGGGTTGATGGTATTGTATAGTTGGATAACTATAAACCAATTTGACATCAGGGACAATGTCACTAGCTAGATGATGTCTGAGTCCATCTGCTATATTCATTTTGGCCCCTTTGGCGTTCAACATATCCCTATATGATAGCTGATCACCCATATTTGTGATCAATGTGTTATTATTAAGATATGTGTCTTACTTTGATTCTTTAAACTCAATATCTGCAACTTATTGAAGAAATCGTTGTTTTTTTAATTTCATCACTATCCATCACACATTAAATATTATGGCAATCACTAATGACAGTTATATGGTGCCCGATTGATTGTCACTAATTATCTGACCAAATGAATTTAGATTCATGCAGCCTCTATCATTACATGTAATCTCCCATATCTGATGATGATCTAATTTATTATAGCAATTAGATGTGTGCATCTTATCATGATTAACACTCCCCAAGATAATGCCACATTTAGCTAACTTATATTCTATGTAATTATTCCATCCCTGATGGCTCCAGCATTTACTCTCATCTAATATTTTCCTACATTCAGACAGATCATTTGATGAATAGCATTTTACCAATCTATTTAAAATAATCCTAGCTGGCTTTTTCCGGAATGAGTTAAGTGATGCCCAATAGTCAGAGAAATTATCCCACTCGTGCTTATTGCAGAATTGTATAAATAATTGGCCACTTATTATCCCAGCTATGAATGCCGATGTAAGCAACCTCAGATTGATGGAAACTATCCCTGTTATAATTTCACTGGGTAACCCAGTTAATCTGATCAGTGCAAGACTACTTTCATGTCTTTCTGTGCAGCCTTGTACTATCTGCTGAAGTTTGCACTTTAAAGATTGATGATCTAGACTCACACACACCATCTGGCAATCCCTTATCACCGTATGATAGTCATTCAGTGCATTTACTATTCCGGATTTAAGTCTAGTTTCTATTGTTGATAGGAAATAATTCTCTTCTAAGACAAGAGTTATAGTTTCAAATGAATTGAAATTGTCTGCAATCTTTAGTGAAGGACACATAAGCAGTACTGTATTTACTGGGATATGATCATTTATCTGGTTGATCCAATATTGATCAAATGTAGACCAGTCCCCTGTAGCTCTTGCTTGTTCACTTCTTGACCTGAGTTCCTGTTTGTCCTCCACTATGGAACCCGCATCAATCCATCCATTGAGAGGGTTATGCATGGTCGTCTTACCATGCCCGGGAGGCATAATTGCAA